TAACCGGATTTAAAGGATCAGTATTATCAACTGCCGAACCGGTTACACTTTGAACTGTTCCGCTTAATGGGTTTATAGGTATTTCTACCGCCAACTCCCAATGGTCAGTTAAAGACATTATAGCGTTTAAGTTTTCAGTACAAATAATGTTTGGATAGCCATTAATGTTTAAAAAAGTTCCGGCACCACATAAAAAGAAACTTGGTAATTCAGGAACATCCGGCAACTGTTGGCCATCTGTAACTGATATCGCTATATAACCAACTCCACCACTTACACCAATAGCAGTAGCAACTAAATCAACTAACTCTTGTACGGATGCCTTTTCTAAAACAGTTCCACTTGTGTGAGGAATTTTATTAGTTAAATTTAACGTTCCATCAGGAAGCTGATCAACTCTTATCGTTGTAATTAATTCGGGATTTATTGCCATGTTTTTATAATTTCATTATTTTTAACAATACCATATAAGGCTGCATATTTTTATTAATACCGCTAATTCCTGCGTCAGCTGTATAACCAGCGGGATTTGATTGTATCCCATTTGGCTCTCCATTACCTGTTATTATATAAATGCCAGGATCTCCATTGTCTCGATTTGATCCATTTACAAATAATCCTTGATGATTATGTTCAACTACAACAGCATTTTTACTTCCTCCAATCGCTTTGATAACATTGTAATTATTTCCGTAACCAATGCTCACTAAACCATCTAAATTGGGAGTGCCATTTTGACCATTACAAATAGCATAGCCCTCGCATAATTCAACACCTAATCCTGTTTCATCAAAATTATCATCAATATAAGCTTGTGAAACCCATAAATCTTTAATCTCAAATTGAAAAGCATTTGCGTTTATATTTACAAAATCAACTAAATCTTGACCGCTTATTTGTTGTAAGTCAGTTCCGTTTTCAACTCCTATTTTAGAAGTTAATTCAATTTCTCCTATTGGTAACTCACCAACTCGAATTGTGGTTATTTCTGATGGATTTATTGCCATTATTCTGTTGTTTTAATAATTAATGTTGCAGTTTCATCTGTTGTTATAATTACATTTGGATCACCATCGTTTAATACAAATTCACCTAATCCTCTTGTTTGTGGAATGCCATAACCAACCATTGAACCGCTAAAGGTCAAAAAGTCATCAACTGCCGAAGCTTCCGAAAGTTCAGTAATATAGCATTTTCCATAATCAACTGTTGGAAATATAGTGCCTTGTATTTTCCAATCCAAAAGTATTTTTGAACGTTTTAATAGTTTTAGTTTATCGTAAGATGCAATAGTAAAAGTTCCACCTGCTACAACTGTATTTATTTGTATACCTTCAAATGATATACTATAACCTTGCATCATAGGTCTTGAAGTACTCCACCCATCGTTATCTCTTGTTGTAGTGGATAACATTTCCGCATTTTCTGATATTGAATTACTTGTTAAACAACCAATCGGCAACCAGTTACCTTGTTGCTTTATATATAAAATCCTATCGCTGCCGTTGTAATATTCCATGTAGTAACTTTTACAAATACAAATATATAATAAAATATCGTGTTATTTATAATCAGTCTAAATTATTTTTATATATTTGTAGTTATTAAAACTACTTTAATGGCAAAGAATAGAATAGCCTTGGCTTGGGATATATTGACAGGAGCAAATAAAAACCTTTTTAATGAAAGTATATATAAATTAGTAGGAGGATTAACCTCTACTTATAATGCTACTTTAGAAACTTTAATAACAAAAGGTTATGGCGAAAATCCCGATGTAAACGCAATCGTAAATCAACAAGCTTCTAAAACAACATCAGTTCCTTATTGTGTAAAAAAAATAGATGATGATGATGCTTATAAAAAGTTAAAAAAATATCCTAACAATCCAACATTTCATCAAAAGTTAGCAATTAGCAAACTTAAAAAGAAAGCATACGAAAGCGATACCGAATTGCCAATGCCACTTGAAAGGCCTAATGTTAACCAAACTTGGAACGATATATTTTTCCTTTATAAAGTATATCTTAAAGTTTGCGGAAATGTTTATTTATATAAGCAAACTGTTTCAGAAGGAGCAAACGCCGGTAAGCCATTGCAACTTTATATTTTACCATCTCATTGGATGCAAATAGTGTTAAAACCTAAAGCATCTTTTATGAGTGTTGAAAATCCTATTGACTATTATATTATGCAACAAGGAAATCAATTAGTAAAGTTTCCTGCTGAAAATATAATCCATATTAAAAGATCTAATCCTTTTTATGATTATAGTGGCTCCCATTTATATGGTTATAGCGAATTAATGTCAGCTGTAAGAAATATAAATAGTTCCAACAACGCAATAGATAATAATTCTAAAACAATGCTTAACAGCGGTGTTTATGGCTTTATTCACGCTGGTGATGGAGCAACACCATTAACAGCAGAACAAGGCCAATCATTAAAGGATAGACTTGTTGAAATGGATAATGATAGCACAAGACTTTCAAACATTGCCGGAGCATCAGCAAAATTAGGATTTACAAGAATTTCACTTACAACCGATGAACTTAAACCATTTGACTATTTAAGTTACGACAGACGCACTTTAGCAAATTGCCTTAACTGGAATGTAGATTTATTAAACGAAGAAAAAAACGGAAGCGGATTTGGAGTTGATACAATGAACGAAGCTCGTAAACGAGTTGTAACTGATAATATTAAACCCGATTTAGATTTGTTAGCTGAATATCTTAATTTAGAATTTATAAAAAAATTCAAAGGTTATGAAGATGCTTATATTGAATGGGATATTTCAGAACTACCGGAAATGCAAACTGATATGGAAACCATGTCTAAATGGGTGAATAGTGTTCCTTTAACATTAAACGAAAGACGTGAAGTATTCAACTACGAAGAAATTGACGATGAGATGATGAATGAGGTTTATATCCCTACCGGAATAGTCAATTTAAACGATCCAACACTTAATACGTTAATGGATGGACAAACTACGCTTTAGACAAGAAGTTCAAGCCTACCGAATAGTTAGAAGAAATATTTTAAAAATAGTTAACGCTATTCCTTTTAACAATATGTCTAAACTGACTTATGAATTTTTAATTTATTCAAACGTAACAGAAAGCCAAATAAAAGAAATGTATAAAGAGATTTATACTACTTTAGGCAATCCACAATATAAAAGAAGCATTAAGGCCGAGATTACTTTTGAAAGTATTATACAAACTTGGATTAACTCAAATTTAGGCTATCGTATTGTTTCAGTTCATCAAACGTTAATTGAAAGTATTATTGCAGTTATCGCTAAAGGTTATGAAGATAATTTATCGGTTGCTGATATTACTCGCAACTTACAAAATAAGTTTGGATGGTATAAAGCACAAGCTTTAAGAATAGCAAGAACTGAAACAACAACTGCAACAAACTACGCTACTGTTGTAGCTGCGCAAAACTCCGATTTTGTATTAGAGAAAACTTGGATAAGTGTGCAAGATAATAGAACCCGCAGACCTCCTAAATCTATTTACGACCATTTAGATATGAATGGTGTTAAGGTTGATTTAAACCAGCCATTCTTTACAAGTGGCGAGGAAATAATGTATCCTGGTGATCCAAGTGCAAAGGCAGGAAATGTAATTAACTGCCGATGCAAAGTGGTGTTTACTGTTAAAGAAGATGAAAACGGATTACCAATAAGAAAAACTATCCTTTAATAGTTGGCTTAATTGTATTATTTCCATAATCAGGACTGATTGTATATTGAATATCTGCAATATCAGTATTATAAAATTGTAATAATTTTAGTCTTGTGATATTATTTTTATAATCATAATCCCATTCAATAGGCATAAATAAACCTGTTATATTATCAATAGTAACAACAGAAAAATAAGGAATATATCCATAAACATCGCCAGTAAATACTTTAATAGGATTTGATTGAATGCGTAAGTCATCCATTGCTGAAATTCCTAATAATGGCAGATTTTCAAATTTATTTTTTCGTGTCCAAGCTGTTGTTAAAGTGGTTAAATCATCTTTGAATATAGAACCAATCAAAGAAGCTATACCATCCCCATTAAATACTTTTTGATTTTCTTTAGTAATTGAACTTGGAGGTAATAAACGAGTAACTGTGTGAAATTCGCCAACTAACCCTTGTGATTCTAAAATATTATTTAATACATCAATAGAAGTATAACCTGCATAATATGAAGCTGGTGTAGTAGGCACATCAGTCCAATTACATATTATTATTTGAAATGTACAATTATTAATTATAGCAGGTAATAATAATTTAAAAGTTCCAAATAATTCCCCATAAATATTTGGTTCACCGCTAAATGGTATTGTATATGAATATACTGTGTCATAATTTACCCAACTATTATTTTGATGTAAAAAATAACCATCACTTGTTTTTATTTTTATTTGATATGTTGGATTACTATATCTTTTAAAAACATTCATTTTAATAGTAAATGTTTCACCAACATTAGCACTAATTGCATTTGAAGTTACTAATTGAATAACTCCTGATAATCTTTTAGTAGCAAAATTACCTGATGCATATCCTTCTGTAGGATAAAAAAAAGTAAATGCAGGAATAGATGGACTTGTTGTCCAATTAAAAAAAACTGGGTTTGCAACCCAATCCATAATAGGAATGGTTCTATCTAAATTAAAATTAGGATTAGTTATTAATCCGGCAACT